ATCAAACAAACGTCATCACTAATACCACAAACAGCAGACCCGACACTACTATCAACAGTCACAACGCTACTGCAAATTGACGTCAAATCGTCGGGAATTGATTCAGTCGATCCACTATTAGATGGTTGCACATATTTCGATTCATATTTCTTGCCACGAATTGGATCATCTGTTTGATTTCCTTTATCAACAAATTCAGAACCACCGCCGTCATTGCCACCTTGACTGCCATGAGAATCGCCTTTAAGTTCCGCAAATGCAGGCAAACAGCAACGAGATCGTCTACAATCGACCACATCAGACACGACAACATTTTCAAAATAATCAAAAGCAAACATCATATAATCATCTGACTTATTAAAATTATAGCGTTTGGCTCTGTTCACATTAATGCGTCGTTTAAACATTTTATCTGCCCATTTGAACAGCCTATCCCATAAATTTTGTGGTCCCAAAATATATTCAAACTGTTTATCATTCTTATCGAAAATCTTGCCAAGTGTTTTAGTCCTTCTCAATCTAGCAATAGCAGCAAGTGTTATAATTGAGAACAACACATCTTCAGAATCAACAATTTCGAATTTAGACTCTTCATTGACAACAGTGTTACCTATGGTGATTCTTGATACCAAACCTTGATAATACGCCGCTGATCTATCATAACTAAAATTATTATCAGCAGATTTGCAAGTAAATGCATACAATTTCTCCGCGACAGTCCTTTTAGCTATCAATTTGGGCACATCATTATAGTCGACTTTAAAATCACTAGCGGCAACAAATCGCATATTAGGAATCATGACCAATTCAACATTTTCGTCGCCAAGAGGTATAATCCGCTCGATCGCACGATTATGATAATTCGGTGTTTTAATGAAATAAAGTTTATGGAATGGACCAACAGATTTATTAATTTCAACGACGATATCAAATTTATCACCCTTTATCAGTGTAGTGGTCATATATTTACGCCATGCTATCAAATTGTGACGGTAAATAAAAGACAAATCACCAACAAAACCAAACAACATATCATCATCAACAATTTTCGTCCAAAAAACCTGTTCATTAATACCACACAAATTATCATTAACGAGAGCCTGTGGCAAAAACATCCACGCTATTAAAATATTGATATCATGTTTCTCGAAAATAATTGGCATATCCTCAATCGGGATGTCATAGAGCGAATTACACGATATAGCACATTCACTTTTATAGTCACAGTTTTGTACACCATTAACACAAAACTCATTAGTATTAACACCAGAAAATATTGCATCGCGTATGCTATCAGATGATCGCATCGACAAACTTTGCAACACATACCTATAGGCGTCACGGTGATTATTAACAAGATTGCAATGATGTTTACATTCAATTCTCAAATCAGATCCAATATCAAAAAATGTCTTGTATTTAGACGCCTCTTTTCGAAGTTCTTCATTAGCATAATAATTCAAACACGATGCTATGATATGGTTAGATGTTCTCAATTCGCAATCTTGAACAGATACATATTTATTGAACAATCTAGTTAATATCATTATATGGTCATCAGTCAAATTATATGGAAACTTAATTACATTATTAATTCGAACAACTTCACGG